AGGTTAGCAAAGCGTTGGATTTTCTTTCTACCACCGATAGAGATTGCGCTGTCAAGAAAGCCCTGATGAAAGGGTTAGAACATCAGCGTCACACACAGAAGTCTCTCGCGATGCTTGACGCCGAAACCAAGAGCATTCATTCGGGGGAGAAATTATCTGTCTCGAAAAAAGAAACGCTCGCTTTTACGTCGGATCGATACGTTGAGTTCTTACAGAAATATGAAACTTCTGTTGTCGAGTATGAAACGATCAACAACCAACGCCACTACCAGATTGGGCTAATTGAAGTGTGGCGATCTGAACAAGCAAACCGAAGAAAGGGAAACATATGACAAATGAAAAGAGTGGACTGATTTCAAAACAAATAGGCGAGTGGGTCAAACAGCCGGGAGAAGAAATGATTACGGGAGATAGGATGAGCGAGTTTTTTAAAGCGAATGACGAAGAAGAGGAGGTTGAAGTCTCCAAAGGTTTTTTTTTCATCTCCCCAAATCGGTCAAATCTCTTTATGGCTTTGTCAAAAGCGCAGGGCGAGATCGATGCGGCGATGAAGACAAATGAAAATAGTTACTTCACTTCAAAATATGCGGACATCCACGACATTGGTCAGGCCGTGAAAGGGCCGTTAGCAAAAAATGACTTATTTTATTCGCAACTCTGGATGAAGGGTGCCAGCCCTAAAGAAGTTCTCATAGTGACGCTTGTTGGGCACAAGTCTGGCGAGTACCTGCAAACCGAATCAAGTATGCAGTGTAAGGAATACGATAACCCACAAAAAATGGGAAGCATTATTTCTTATGCAAAACGGTATGCCTTATCCGGAATTCTGGGCGTTACTTCCACAGAAAAAAGACTAGACGACGACGCCAACGTGGTGACGATGACCGAGGTGTCCGATCCGAAGACGCTTTTGAAATTGAAAGGGGCGGCTTCGTCAGGTGCTAAGTCTCTAACGTCTGCTTGGAAGAACCTCAGAGTAGAGGATCGAAAAAAGATATCGCCAGCGGACATATCTTCCCTAAAATCAGAGGCTAAGAAAAATGAACCTTCAACAACAAAGCCCCCAGTGGTTCGCGGCGAGGGAGTCCAGACTGACGGCTAGTGATTTTGGTTCAGCCGCCGGGGTTAAAGGAGCCTACAAGACGCGAAAAAAATTATGGGAACTAAAAACAGGGCGAGACTGGGTTGAGAAAAATGACTTCATGCAATATGGGTTGGATACGGAACCCATTGCGAGGGCTACGTTTGAGGTTATTACAGGCGACATCGTGCGCGATAGCGATCTTGTTATCCATCCTGATTTTGATTTTCTGGCTTGTTCACCTGATGGGCTTATTGGTTCTGGGAGTGTTTTGGAGATTAAGTGCCCGACTAGAGCCGTACACAGTAGCATCAGTGAACAATTTCTTGGACAAATCTTTGGGCAACTTGCCTGTACTGGACGAGAGACTGCCTTATTTTTTTCGTACCACCCACGAGGACAACGATTATGGCAAGTAAAGTGGTCCGAAGAATACTGGAATTGGCTGTTCCCACTATTGGAGGATTTTTGGAATCATGTTATCGAGGATGAATGCCCCCAAAGAAGAAAGCGTGAATCATTCACTGGAGAGTTGGAAATCAGCGAACTGCCGATCATGCGTTAACTATTCGGCAATGATTACGCCAAGCGGCCCCTCGCCGTTCAAGCACGAAGAGGACGTAGATACGCCGCCGCACACAGTAAAATACTACACCAAGCAAGGATTTTGCTGGCATCACAAAGACGATCTTTTTGTCACCCGCGCCTGTGGCGCATTTCAGAGGAAATAAAATGGCTTACGAACACAATCCCGGAAACGGATCTCTCTTCAAAAACAAAAGCATGAAGACCGACAAGTCACCAGCGTATACGGGTGGGGGTAAAATAATTATTCCTCCCATGCCCAATGGCGGGGAGTTCATAGTTGATATTGCTGGATGGATCAAAGATGGTGCCAACGGTAAATATATTTCCCTCTCCTTAAAGGAAGATAAATACTCACCGCAAACCGCCGAGTATGTACCCGGATCAGACACCCAAGAGATGGATGACGATCTCCCATTTTGAATGCCCTCCTTCTAAGTAGAGCGGATACCCTCCAGTACTTGGGGGTTAGTCGCCACCTTTTTAATCTTGAGATTCGACCATTCGTTCAAGAGGTTAGATTAGGCAGAAGGATATTTTTTAGGCGGGCAGAAATCAATAAGTTCGTGGAGGAGTTTTACACAGAGAGTGCAGTACAGGCGGGGGGATCAAATGGGATTATCTAAACGAGGCCAAATTTGGCATATGTATAAGATGGTCAAGGTTGGCGGGAACAAGGTTGAGATTCGAGAAAGTTCTGGGAAGTCAGTGAAGAGAGATGCTCAAGAAATCTTGGATCGAAGGGTTAGGGAGGTCACGGATGAGATTCTTTACGGCAAGAAACATGGGTGGACCGTTGCTGACGGGTGCCGCATGTATTTGTCTGAGAGGAAGCCCCATCAAATTAAAGATGCCTTGTATCACACAGATATTCTATGCAGATATTGCGCCGACACTCTCATGTCTAAAGTAAGTCGGTACCACTCCACGGTGGCAAAGATGATTGAGGTCAGATTGAACGAGGGCGTGGCAAACTCGACAATCAACCACCATCTAAAGGTTCTTCAGAAGATATTGAATGATGCATCCAAGATTTGGAAAGACGAAGATGGGAATGCTTACTTGGACGCAACTCCAGTTATTAGGCTTTTGCCTGTGGATGCAACTGAGGGCCACCCCCTGGCGTTGCTGCAAGAGAACAAATTATTCAACCTTCTTCCAGAGTACTTGAGGGATGCTGGCAAGTTCGTTATGAATACTGGGCTGCGTAATTCAGCGGCGGCTAGGTTGAGGTGGGAATGGGAAGTCGCCATTCCCGAATTAGGAATAACTGTGTTTGATATCCCTCTGAAATTCAAAGGGGAGCGGGTAGTGGGGATCAAGAATGGTCGCCCTCATCGTGTGGTATTAAACTCTGAAGCAAGGGAGGTTGTTGAGCGGCGCAGAGGCATCCATCCAGAATTCGTACTCACTAAACCCCGCAATCAGGGAGAGGTTCCTTTCGACTCTTGCAGGGGTCTTTACACCACCAGTTGGAAAGAGGCGGTGAAGAAGGCTGGCCTGAGAGACTGTCGCGGGCAAGGAAATCATTTCAGGATCCACGATTTGAAACACACATTCGGTTCGCGTCTGAGAGCGATGGATGTTCGGCTGGAGGATCGAAAGGATTTGCTAGGTCACACCAACGGCGACATCACCACTCATTACTCGGCGGCGGAGACAGAATCTCTGCTAAATCATGCTGAGAAAGTTGTTTTGTGGAAAAACAAAAAACCATTAATGGCGGCGGTCAGTTCCGTCACACAAAGAACCATAGGGGAAACGATATGAATGGGGTTACTATCACACATACGATATGTGAACGACAATATTGGGAGAGGAGGCGGTCGCCTAACGCAGGAAGTTTTTACTTCGCAGTTGGCTTCTTGCGTCGCCTTCTCTCCCTTTCGATAGGATATAACAAATCTTGTGGAGTTTGCGGGAGAAGCAAGCACGGCTCACATTTTAAGTGGAAGAGTGGCGCACCCGGTCAGAGGCCCACATGTAATGATTGCGTTGAGAAATTAAAAAAGGGAGAGCAAAAAATGATGCAGGACACCTCTATAGATGCTTACCATAGCGTGGACCATAAAAGTTTGGAGAAAAAGGTATTGTCGCACCTTGCCTTATATGCGGATGGGGCAACTTGTGACGAGTTGGAAATAGCAATGAACGGGCGTCACCAATCTATATCGGCAACCCTGACACATGCAAAGAAGAAGAGGTTTATTGTCGATAGCGGCGAGAGGCGACCCACTCGCTCTGGGAGACAGGCCATAGTCTGGGAACTTAATAACAACAAAGGTGATGCGAATGAAATTTAGAAAGCACTTCCAGCGAGACTTATCGATGGCAATAGCGTTCTTGAAAGATGAAGAAACTCTTCAGTCCCAAGCGGACTCTAATGGGATTACGAGAGAGAGGGTGAGGCAGGTCGTGAATCGAATGCTGAGAATGGCTGGAATGCCTAAGTCAGCGGGGGATAAAACATACAAACTCCGTAACCTCAAAGGCGACCCAGAAGCAATTGCCTCTATCCGGTCTTTGATCCCGTTATAATATCCCATTCAATGTCAGTAGTGTGGTCGGAGTCTCGACTGACTTCGACCTCCTGCTTGATTTCCTTCGGCATCATAGCCAACGCCGCTCGAACATATGTAGAAACATCTTTCTCTCGGCACATTTCAATCGCCTCTTGACCATGCACCAGCCAATCAGCAAGAAATGCGTCAACGAATGCTGAACTCATCTTGTCTCTTGATCCGACAGGTCTTCCCTTCCGATTAATTCTTGGGTCATTTTTTAGGAATGGGCGACCCGGACCCTTCTTCATTGAGAAATCGTTAATCATCTTAAATCCTCTGGGAGATGCTCCATGATTTCAGTTCTGAACTGAAAGGTTTCTGGAGATGAATCGCTAAATGTCCCGCTTTCAGACAATTTCTTGAAGCATACGGCCAATTTTCCTTTCAACGTCTTTACTGACATCAGATGTTGTTGGAACTGCCCCGTTGTCATTGTCTTAATTGGCGCAACCTTCATGTCATCTCCCGTTTCCACACTTAAATTGTTTTCATAAAATTCAGAACTCATCTTCATCTATCTCGAATTTCTATCTTGTCGAGGAAGTCGGGAAGTTCCATCTTCTCATACTTCCTACACAAGTACTTCGTAGAAAGTTCCATCATATCGTAATCACCATCATCAACATCGTGCAACACGATTAATCCACGCCATGTCTCCCGCGCTTGGGGTCCGAGGTAATTTTCTGTATGCAGATAATATGATCCTGCCACCAAGGCGCGTTGAACTTGCCCGTTGGGCAATGCTCTCGCGCTAACTTCTTTACCTTGGCGATGTCCCTGACATAGGCTCAATCCAACTCTGGCTAATAAACTCTGCGCGGTCCCCCCATACGCTCTACCTGTGAAAGGCTGGTAAAAGGCATGAGTAAACCAAACGTTATTCAAACTGAAAACTTCCCGGTAAGGGTGTGCGATCCATCCCTCTACATCTAGATGGTCCAGACCCAGAAGGTTTTCCAGAACGGGATTGTCGTTCACATACCGAACAAGTCGCTCTTCATGGTTGCCAAAAATATAATGGAATTCAGGCAACTTCTTGATTCCTTTAAGGCTCTTCCAGAATAACCGCATAGCCTGGTTTCCCGCTGCTATGTCGTTAATTACCCTCTTGCCTTCAACTTCTTTGCGAGAAGAGTACGAACTCAAGGAGGGAAAGTCCCAATGGTCACCAAGGTGTACAACATGCGTAGGCTTGTAATCTTTGATGGCCCTCGCGGCCCACCTCATATGATCAATCGGAACTTCGGGTTTTACTTGCGTATCCGGTATTACCAGAATTCTCACTAATCTCTCCCCCACATGGGATTTTCTTGAGAAGCGTTGTAATAGACATAATCATCCCCCTAGGAATCCGATTTAGACCTGACCAGCATCCGGTATCGGGTAAGTGACTATTCGCCAGAACGACGAAGTCATGTTTGAATTTCGGTTTCTCAACCAAGTAACCAATCGTGTGAATAACCCACGCGGGCTTCTTCACATAGATTTGCCAGCCACCCTCCTCTTCGGCGTCAACCCATGACACCATTACAAGATCGTGGCGGCACGCCTTCATTTCTTTCGCTTCTTAGCCTTCTCCAGCGGGCCGGGTAACAACCATCCTAAAATCATGGGAATTACGATTATTAAAATAAGTAACCAGCCTCCCATGCTTACGAGATCCCCTAAGAGGGTCCAGAAATTATCGGGCGCACAATTAGACGCTGTAGTCATGTTCTCTCCTTTCGATGGGGCCATCAAGTCTACACCGGCACTCATTACAGAGGCAGTCAGACCCCCAGCGACCGCCGGCACAAGGGCACCCGAACTCAATGCAGATGCCGCACCGGCAGCCACCGTCGTAGCCCCCCCTATGAGAGCCGCCTTTTTCCAGATTTGGCACCCCGCCAGACACGCGCTAAGTCCTATAATTATCAGTAAACGCAGTGAAATAATCTTTATCTGTGATCTCGACATTTTTATCGCTTGCCTCTCCGTATCTCCACGCGTTCAAGAATGCTCTCCAATCCCCTTCCGCTTGTTTCCAAACAAGTAGCAATAATTTTTTGCCAACCTGTCGGTAAAGTTTCCTATTAGAGGGGCTGGTCAAATCCCCCGCTCCCCCATAATCATATCGCTCTTTATACCCTTCCATATCTGGCTCTTTCCCAAACTTTAGAAACAGTCTTCCCTGCTCTATGAATCTATCAACATACTTTGCCTCTTCTTCGGTTAGGGTTAACTGGTCCTTCGCGGAGTCCATTAATCCCTTAGTGATCTGCAAGGGGCCATACGCGCTTGACCCATCCTTGGGGGCGAAGGAAGTGCGAACAAATGGCTTCAATCTATTTAATCCTCGAAACTCTGCTTTGAATATCCCCTTGTACAGATTATCCGCAAGGCGGCTATCTTCCCCGCTCTCCTTAACCATAGATTGCAGAGACGTAACGTCATCGTTATCTTCAATTTCTGTTGAAGCGCCAGCATTACTTATGAAGGAAAACTTCGACTCCTCCTTCTTTTGGGTGGGTTTATCACCCCATAGGTCATACATTCTCTTGGCGACTCCATTCTTTAATATAATGAGTCGATCAAGTTCTTCGCGCCTCTCCAACGGACTAAGTTCAGAGTTACCAATAACCTTCATTTGCTTATTTATTTTTCCGATATACGTCGAAGCGTTGTTATAAACCTTGTGCCACTGAAGCAGTTCGCCCTTCTCCGCAAGCAGAGATCTTTCCTCCTCCACCAGTCCCTCTCGCCTATAATGATTGTAATCAGCCTTGGCGTTATTAACCTTCTTCAACTGTTCATACAGGAACGTCATGGGGAGGGTGTTGCGTAATGGGCTTTGTGTTATGTACCCCCCAACAGGAATCACTCCGTACATCTGGTCTAATCTCTTACCCTCCAACTCCTTAAAGGACTCAATTGGGCTATACACCGTTTCCACCGCTCCGGGTATAACAGAGCCTAGCCAACCAAAGTATCCCTTTATCAAGTGATCAGCCTGAACGGGAGATAAAAAATTATCACCGGGCAACTTATCAATTAGTTCTGAAGTAAACACCGCAACATCGGAGGTGTATTTGTACTTCATATTCGTTTTAGAAATGTTACTGATCCGCCAGCCCAGAGATTCAATCGGTCGGTCCCTAAAACTATCTTTATTCGTGGCTACTTCCAATGCTGGCTTAAACGCTTGGAAACGCCAATCGAATGCCAACTGATCATGCAAGATAGACAGGACTCGTTCTCTCACAAAATTTGGATTAGGGCTTTCGTTAATAAAATTTCTGGTAAGAGTTTGGGCTACTGAGGCTATTGCCCCAATCTCGAAAGGCTTTGGAATTAAGAACCAACCATCAGAAAATGGAATTCTAACCGGCCAGTATGTTTCTTTTTTCCAATTCTCCATGACCTGATATTCTTCATCGTCCTCCATTCCCAATTCATAAAGGACGCTTGCAAGGGCGATGGTTCCGACAACCCCGAACAGTCTATTTCTCAATGTTTTGTCCCTAGCCGTTCGCCCCAACTTGTCCAAGCCTTGTACGCGGGCATTGAGGAATGAAATACCACTTATAAAATACTGAGTCGCTACCCACCCACCATGTGAGGAAAAATTTAAAAGATCACGGGCCTCAAACTGCGCTTGCATGTTCCCGACCTCTCCTACACGGTTCATGTAGAGAGCGACGCGGTTAGCATTCTCCAGTCTATTTCCGAAATCCTGGTAAGCGTCCCACCCTTTCGCTAAGAAAGCAGCGCCCTTTTTCCCCGTGTCGAGTACACGCTCCTCCACTTCTTTCTCGGAAGAAGGCCATCCTCGCTGAACCTGCTTTCGACTAAGTTTAACGGTGCGCCTAAGAGCGGAAGGGTCGTCATGCAGGTAGCCCATTACAAAGGCTCCGCCACCAGCAATCATATTTTGATAAACGATACTGTCTTTTTTGGTATTCGCCATTCCCTTAGCAACGTTCCCAAACACGTTATAGGACATCTCACCAACAGCGATGGAATGCAAGGCGTCGCGAATAAGGTTTCTACTCTTGAATGCCGGACTAGCCGTGACGCCGTAAGTGAACACTCTCTTAAACTTAGATAATGTATTCACACCCGGCAACTGCCCCGCGCTCCAATTCATTGCGAGAAGGGACTTAAGAACCATTTGGTCATTAACTTCGTACCAAACTTTTTTCCCACCTTTCAAAACATAAATATAGTTATCATACTTGTCAGACTTTGCTTTCCGTTTTCCAAATTCAATCTTTGGGACTTCCTTATCTGGAACTAGATTAGCCGCCCCATGAATGACTGCCGCATCTACAGCGGCCACACCCGCTCTATTCTTCATAGAAGCGTTGAGGAGGGCCGCCCAATTCATCATTAGGTTCTCAAGAACATCATTTGTTTGTACTTCGCTACCCTTTAACCTATGGTGTGCAATAAATGCACTAAAATTTACAAAGTCTCCATTCATCGCGGGGCCGCGAACTTTTGTTCGACTACCCTCTTCGAACTCCCGATAGAATGGCAGATAGAAATCAGTTAACAAAGCGTTTGCATCCTCTTGGCTAATAGAACCAGACGAAACCGCTAACTGAACAATGTCCTTTTGGAACTTTCCCAACGCCTTCATTTTCTGGGCGTATAAAAGAGTGCGGCTCTTCCCTGTTACGGTTTTCCCTTTGCCGAGATTCTTGAGATTAGTGATGTCATCTTTTGTAAAGTGATGCTCCCTCCCTTCATTCATTAATTGACCCGCTCTATGTCCCACAATCCAAGAAAGGAATCTATCAACCTCGCCCTCAAGGGATTCAAGCACGTCTAACAGACCTTCGCTTCCAGGCTGGAGAAGATACCCATCAAACTTGCCGTCACGCGTGGTCTCCATAGGCCGTCCGAAGTTGAGAACCGCATGTAACAATCCATGAGCATTGTCCGAAAGATGCATCATCTGCCACGCAGTATTCCCCTCTTCTCCCAACAACGCTTTAATACCTCGGTATCGATCAACCGCGCCTTGAGTCGCCCATAAAGCCCATCTTCCTCTGGCTTGCTCAATGTGCCTCGATAATGCCCAGCGTTTTGTTCTGCCGTTAGTCTCATTGATCAATGCCAGTTGACGAGGATTAACGTCATTAGTGGACTGATCTGGGAGGGCAAACATAACTCTCTTGCCGCTAACTACCGGGGTAACCCGTTCCTTTAAGAACCCGGAATCAACCGCAACCCCTTCAGACTCAACAATAATTCGATAGGTCTTTCTTCGGTCGATGAAGATGCGCTTAATGTACGAGGTGTAGTTATCAATGCCGCGCCCAGCATCTAATCCAGTTATGTGCGCTGGCTTATGGCCTATACGGTGATTGATGTAGAACGACAGGGCGCTCTCCTTCGCTAACGAACCTTGACTGGCAAGCCTTATTGCCTTATCGAGATCTGATGGAAGAACCTGGCTCCTCTGGTCACCCATGTTGGAGAAATCCACCACCGGACCAAGCATTGATAATTTCGAACTCTCAATGGGAGTGAACCCAAACCGAATTGTCAGCATCGTATCTGAGTCTGCATTTACGAGATGCACGAAGCGTTCTGATGTTGCTCCATCCGTGCTGAAGTTAACCAACAGGCGGGAACTTTTAGGCAACTGATTAACTCGATCCTGTATATGAGAAAGCGCTTTATCTAATTTGACCTTGGCCTTCTTGTTCTCATGGGGCTGCGCTCGATTAGATGAGAATGCCTTATTCTTATGGAGTCCAGATAATCTCTTAATTAATATTTTCGGTCGCAAGAAGACATCATCCCTGCCCCGAAGAAGGTTGAGTAAGATGGCCGCCTCTTGTTCATCCAAAGTATCCAAACGCGGGTCGGCTTGAGTCAGGGAGAAAGCGACCCCGCTGTCAATAACAGTCTTGGGGTTAAGGCGTCCTTTATATGCTTGTCGCAAAGCGCCCTTGCTTACCCCAAGCAAATCATTCGAGGTTAAGACTATTCCCTTAAAGTACTGTGCAAGAAAGACTCGAATCTTTGCATATATCTCCCGCACAATCCCGATTTCTTGCGTGCTTGGATCGGTAACAATTTTGGCGATTACCTCTTCAATAAACTGCTCTTCATATTGAATATTAGGTGTCCCGTCCTTGTTATCCTTATCTAAGAAACTATAGGAAACACCAATGTCATCGAAGTACGGCTTGAGAGCCTTATCCCCACGTCGGGACATGAGTTGGCTAATGAGCGCGCCATAGGCTTTCGCCCCGAGCATTCTTTTGAGTCCGAAATGGACACCAACCTCATGCAACAGCGCCTCCCGACTCTCCCCTTCCGCTATATTTTCAGAAATTAAATAGGAGATTCCAGTTTCTTTATCGTACATCCCCGGCGGCGCAAAAATAGCAAAGGCAACATCTTGGTGCAGTTCTTCCGGGAGTTCAGAGACATTAGACAGAATCTTTAAGATCCCTTGAGCCTCTAGACTCTCAATATTTTTTGATCCAAAGGCCGCGCCTAGTTCGAGTCTGGTTCGATCAACAAAAAACCCGCCTTTGGCGGGTTCTTCTGGTTGGTAAACGACCTTTGATTGGTCGCCGAGAAGGTATGCTACTCGATCAGTTTTGTCAGTTCTTCTGGAGTCGCGTCCAGGATCAGCCTCTGATTGTGCGCTACGTCCTTCTCCATCCTGTCTTCGAGTTCCTCGGAGTACATGGTCGAATCCCAAGTCTGGACGTTTTGTGGCGAGGAGTCTTCTCGCGGCTTGTTCATAATCTGTTGCCTCTGATTTTGTATTGTCTGCGCCAAGAATAGCGAATAAATCTTTTTCATGGTACCAAATCAACGCTTGCAGGTCGGCTGTCGTTGCGTTTATTCCGTCTTGAGATAAAGCATCCTTAACCTGCGCCATGACTCCGCGCATAAACTTACGCTCTGCACCGCCTCTAGGCGCATCTTGTAAATTATTATGAACCTCATGCAATCTTTTAATTAAGTGCTTGTCATCAGTAGTCTTTGCAAACGAAGAGCGCGACCACTCGCCCGTAAATTCTGCCGCCCATTGAAGTCTCAATTCTTCGTTAGCGATTAGTTCCCGCCGATTGTATCCCATCAAAAGGGGCTTAACTCGTTGAGCGTCCTTTAACATCAACATCACGTTATTTTGCGTGTTGATCAATTGGGCGACATTTGATGACCTCAATAAATTACCAGTGATTCGGTTCCACGTTCTAGAGAACCAAAGGTCTGCTGTTAGTGACTCATAATGCCCATTCAAGTTGCCAAAGAAACTTCCGATTTTAGGACCAAGCACAAGAGCGCCGCGCCCCTTGTGTTCCTTGAGTTCCCCGCTGACTTTATAACCCCTCTCCGCAAGTTCCCTGACGGTGTACTCCCTTTCAAGGAAATCACTTAGAGCAGACAGTCCCTTTTCATCCACAAGTTTGGCAAGCAACTCATGGTTCAACTTCATTGCTTTAGTTGCTTTGCCTTTACCAAAGACTCTAATCCGTGGCTGATTAGTGCCCTCGGTATTGCGATAATGCTCATACTGCTCAACCGCGTACTGAAGGTTTTGATCAACGTCTGTGCTTTGAGATGTGATCGCAAGGAACGCCTTCATCATCATCGCGGAATGCTTATCGGTCAGCAACTCTGGATAGATAACGCCAAAAACCTCCATCATGTTCTGGACTTTCTCTTCATACCAGCCGATGGCATTAGTCTTCTTCGACAACTGATAACGAATCTCAGCGAGCAAAACCTGTGCGATCTGGTCCCCAGCCTGTTCCGAATGATCATGCGGGGCAATACGACCTTGCTCTCTAGTTCTTTCCTGCAACCAAAGAGCAACATCGCGATTCCTGATCGCGCCATTGATTCCAGTTCCCTCAATCACCTCGCCTTGCTCTGCCGAAAACAACCCAACAGTGCTTACTAGGCTCGATCTATTCGAGGGTAACTCATCAGAAGGCATTAGCGGGAAAGACGCAACAATGGAGTTGCCCTCTATCCGCACACCAGTCTTGCTTGGCGTAAAGAACTTACTAACCGCCGCCCTGTATAGATTCTTCTGAGCGTCACTTAACTCTTCAAGTTGCGGATTGACCGGACCGAAGGGGCTGGTATTAGTACCTTTGCTCTTGGGGAGTCGGAATTTTACATTTTGAGCGCCTTCAGCCAACCCCTGAACAACAGGGCGAACTTTGGACTCGATCCATTTCTCTAACTTCTCAGCAGAGAGGGCAAACAGCAGTCGTTGACCGCCATCCCCTACTCGCCCATAAATGGTATTTTCGGCAGAATCAACATACTCCTGAGAAACCCGTAAGTTGCCATCCTCCTCCGCAAGCCCTTCGGGCATTGCAAGTTCTGGATTGGCTAAAAGAGTTTCTTGAATTTCAATAAGCCGATCAGAATCTGCGGCGAGTTCAAGAGCGAACGCTGGATCTTCCCGCATCGCTTGATTGGTGCTTTCAATTAACTCAACGGCAACTACCTTTTGCTCTTGGGCAATCTGTTCATCTATTTGCTGCTCTTGAGTCTGCTCGTCTCCCCTCGTCGCCTCTTCAAGTGTAGCGCCGTACTCTTGAGCGAGTTCAAGGTAGGCGTCGTGTCTGTTATCAATGTATTCGAGTAGATCTGAGAATCCGGCTTCGCGAATTTGATCCCTGAGACTTTCTCCATATGGGTCGCTAACCCAGTCTTGAGTGATTGTTTCTCGGCTGGCGGCGAAGAATTCTGTTTGGAAGCCATATGTTTTCCCAAGTTGTGCTTGCAGTCTGCCCAGTCTACGGGCTAATTGACTTTTGTTTAATGAGTCATTATGAATGGTGTATTCAAGATCACCAATTCGTACCAGTTCGGACCCCTCACCAACGATGCGCTTAACTTCTCGAAATAACTTTCCGAATTGAGACTCGTTAAGGTTCTTTGTTGACTTGAGGTATCCGCCAAGAGAGGTTGTGTCTGCTTCAATATCCAGTGACGAACTAGGGCGGAATGTGGTGACCGAATCCTGACGGTATATAAGCATTGCAGCAAGAGCATATACCTTTGCTACCAAGTCAGAATCTGAAGATGGGGACAGTGCAAGTATGTTGGCGGGAGTAATAACCTCGCCCTCAGCCCTCTTTCCAGAGACGCCCTGCTTTACGAATACCTTTGCGATCTCTCCAAGAAGGCCATCTCTGTTGCCAGTGCTGATAATATTAGAAGCGGCAGCGTGAAACTTCTTTAAGAGAGATCCCTTTAACTTAGCGACACGGGACATGCCAGGAGAAGTCGCGCTTGGTCTAGTCCCAGAAACCACATGGCGACGCGGAGCGGGCCTTGACGTATCCTTACTTTTTACGGCTAATTTAGATTCTTCACGGAGCCTCTGCACAGAACGTTTAAGCAGCGCCAACTCACGCTTCTTCCATTTGCCGGTTGTTGTTGTTTTTGCAAGGTAGCGGTCAAGACCCGCTGCGTCTATCTCAACTTTGCCATCCTTGCGGGTGACAAATTTTTCCTCTATAACTTTTAAGTTATCAGCAACACGGCCCTCCGGCGTCTCTTCTCCACGGGATCTTTCTATGGCCGCTTTAAGAGAACTTCTCTCAGAAGTTCTTGCCGACTCTATTTGCGAGTCTTCAATCGCCTCCGCATCCATCTCTTGAGCGAAGTCGAGATACTCGTCAATCGTATAGTCCTGAAGGCGAACCGTGCCCAATCCAAAAGAGCGGCCATCCGGACCCGTAAGAATTATTTCTTTGTTTTTCGGCTTTAAGGAATAGCCAATCTTTTTAAGAACGGCATTCAACCTAGCCATGCTATTAGGGGACTCTAATGCGGCTCGGTAGTGAAGAACGTCCTCCCTTTTTGTTTGCCTATCTCCAGCGGGTTCACCCCTTCCCCTTTCTGTGGGAATGTTAAAGCGCCTAATCGTTTTGCTAAGAAAAGGAACAGTTACGCTAACCCCGTCCTCTGTTTGCTTTGCATCAATCTCACCTTCAGAAGGAATCCAAGATAATGCGCCTTCGTTAAAGCCCTTTGTAGCGCGAGTAGTCTTAGCGGGATCAGTCTTTTTAGACTCCTCAACGCGAGCCTCTCTATGGCCCTCATCGAACCCCTCTTCATAAGACTCCATCCCCCTTTCTTGATCGATCTGTCCGAGCCTAACGGACGCGGCTTGAGAGAAGGTGTCTACTCGTGCGGCGGTGGGGGTTGTTGCTGTAAATTCCGCCCGCTGGATATTATCCATCTTAACAATGATCTGCCCCCTCGCTGAATTACCACGGGAGACAACATCTTTGGATGGGACGGTAATGCGGACTACTTCAGTTCCGGGTCTTTGATCTATTCCAGTCTTATCTAGGCTCCCAAGCCCGTAGCCGCTGAGTCTGCTTAATGTGGCTACAGATACTGGAGCCTCCCCCTTAGTTCGCCTTTCCTTTTCAGCACGAAGAGCATTAAGGTCGGCCAGCACCCCGCCCCTTCCCGCCATCCGCGCCCCGCCACTCGCTTCTTCTGCTGCGAGGTTTTTTTCGATGTCTTCAATAGTGGCATCAAGTTGACCGTCATCTAATTCGGAAACTTTTTTTCCTTTATTAACTACAGTGGGCGGAGGTATTTCTCCGGGAACGTGATCATCTTGAAGAGTAAAATCTGTATCTGCGGCAGTATTCCCAATAACAAAATTTGGACTAGATGGGGGTTCAAGAAATACGTCATTACCCTCTAAAAGATTTTGTCCATCTGGCCCAACAACAGCAACTTGGCCGGACTCTTCACTCGTTCCTGATACTTTAGTTCTTAATGGATTACCATTTCTGTCATATACAATAATCCATTCGCCATCAATCTCTGCCGCGCCTTTCGCTTCTCTGGCTTCGATAGGGGTGGGTACTTCGGTAGGGGTGGGTACTTCGGTAGGTATTTCTGAGGATGGGGATTCAAGGAGGGCGGCGTCCTCTGGGGTGAGGGCGACGTATATAGAAACTTCCTCTCCAGAAGTTTCAGAGAGGGTTGCGTCTAAGCGGGCTTGGTATTCAACATAGCCGTCTTCTTCCAAAAGACCTTCTACTATCTGGTCTAAATTTCCGCGCAACTCTATGTCGCCTAGAACTTCCTCATAGGCGGCAATGTTTGGAGTGAGGGGTGATGATTCTGCGTCAATGGACGCATCAACTTGGTCTGCGGCAGCGGCGGTTGCTGAATTAAAGCCAGCCCTCGCCTCATTTATAGCAGCGGGGTCTAGGGTGCTATTTTCACCCTTTCGAGTGCTGTCGATCTGGGCCTCTTTTATACCCTCTAAGGCTTTTTTGGTAACCTTGGTGGTTCCGGTAATCGCCTTGATTGCGCCAACCGTTACCGCACTCTGGCCTATAGAGGTGAAGGACTCAAGCAAAGCCTCTTTAATGCTGCCTTGGCCTGTTGCTACTTCTTCCCCGTAATACTCACCAACACCTTCACCCAGCACTTCAAGGCTAGTGGCTCCCAAGATACGGCCAGCGCCCCTTATTCGTGTCTGGCTTCTTGAGAACTTTTCAGCAGCCTTAGTCACCGAAGAAACAGACGCATCAGTCATAGTGCCGCTTTTCTTGAGGTAGGTCTCCATGGCGGTTGCCATGTCACTTCGCAACTCAGGATTTTTCTTTAAAGCCGCTACGAGAACCTTCAAGTCGGATTTAGCGACATCCACGCCCGCGTCTTTAAACGCCTTGCCTATCGATGCCTCCATGACTCTTCCGGGGGAGGTTATAATCCTACCGCCGAGCGCCATTGTGAAAAGATCAACTGCGGCAATTGTAAGACCCTTCTTGGCGCCTTCGGCCCTTATCTGGGCAACAATATCCGGGTTGCTCATGCCTTCACGGATGGATTCTGCATTCGTAAGGTCGTAACCACGCTCGGTTAAGACATCAAAACCCTTTTCGCCAGTAATGGTCATCACGGTTCCGGAAGTCATTCCGATAGCGCCTAGAACCAATGGAGTTATTGGGTTTCCCGTAAGCACTCCCGCACCAAAACCTGCCCCACCCAAACCTAACGTCGGAATCATGTTGGCTAAATTTTCAGCCGCAACCACAGAAAGCGCCTTTGGTTGCGAAGCCATATTTTTAGCCATATGGCTGAACGCAGCAATGGCGTCCCAGTAATTAGACGCAAGGGTCTCAGAGTTGGGGTCTTCTTCGGGGTTATATGGCCTACCAAGATACGCTGCATCACTTAGTTTGCGCTTACTTAGTTTTACTCTAGCCCAAGCCTCAGCATACGGAATATGATCTTGATCTAACCTCTTATGAAAGGCAGCGACATATGCTGGGTCTTTCTTCAGAGTGGAAAAGTGTTCGGCAATTGTGTCGGCATTATCCATGCCGCCGTAGGCCCAAGCAGTTATCCCCATAGACGCATAAGTCGAGTTAGCCCCTTGCTTGGTGAAGTCCCATAGGGTGCCACCGTAACCTGGCTCTTCTTCCTTCTCTGCAACAGGCGCTTCTTCTTGTGCATAAGGATTGTCAAACTGACCATAAGAGGAAGACTTCCCCAGCGTTGGGAGGTCAGCGCGAGTCATCCCTAATTTTTCTAAATCAACAAATGTGCCCATTTTGTCTCCGAGTTAACGGGAATTAGGATCAGAAATAAACTTATCTGATCTTGGTCGATAAGACCTTATCCAGCATTCCTTCAATCTTCTCTAAGCGGTATGACATAACGTCAACATGCTTCACCGCCTCGGCAACCTTCTCCTGATCGCCTGTAAGTTTTTTTAAGTTGTGGATTTCGATTCCACATTGTTTCGCTTCTTTTTGCAGCGCCGGTATCGCACTACCCTGTATACCCGCTAGACGATCAACTTCAGAAGAGATACCAGAGGCCCACCAAATTGCACCGATTGTTTGCACAACTAGAAAAATAATTGCACTGAAAAATTTTGAATCTATATTCATTGCCCACTACTCCGCTTTTCGTATACCAGTTTAAAATACGCCTGTCTGTCTGCGGGGCTTAGCCCTCTTACTTCTTCTTCTGAGAGTTTCCAGTTTTTGGCGGGCGCGGCGACAGCCGGCGCAGGAACAGCGGCAGCACCATTAATAATGCCGTTAGTTGCTTTAGGTGTGATTTGGCCTGAAACAGCGGCAGGAGCAGGAGCAGCAGCAGCATTAGCGGACGTAGGTTTAGGAGGAAGTGTAGGCGCGCTCGTAGTAGAAGTGCTGCCTAATGGGAGGACATTGTTGTAGTCGTCATAGGAAAGTTCAATACCTTGCGCTGCCCAGTATTGCCTAGCCCACTCTATCAAAGCCTGATCGTAGGTCATCCCGCTCGCCTCAAATGAGGCAATCATCTCATCAGCGTGCGCGCCGCGACCCTGATTTTCACCGATACGCACCTTTTGATCCGGCAGGTTTTTCGACCCTTTAACCGGGTTTAAGTGCCGTGGCAACTTGAATGGGCGGCCCCCCCTGTAGTGTATGGTGGCCTCATCAAACTCTTTATTTCCGGTCTTAACCTCCAATGCAATTTCCGAGGCTTTCCTGATCTCTGCGGCTTTTGCTCTATCCTCTGGCGAAGACTTGCTGTCAGTATCCAGGTTTACAGGCTCGCCTTCAGGGTGGAGTGACAGGATGGGGTATCTGACGCTGCCATCAGGATTTTTGAATGGGACCATATTCGGAGCATATCCAACTGACCAGCCATCTCGTCCGCTCGCCGTGGCACCCGGCGTCACAGGCGTTAGGCTAGAACTGGCGCCCTCCTTCCCTGTCGTATCCAGTGCGCCAGCATCCGTGCCCGATATATCAAGCGCTTCTGTAGAACCCGGTGTATTTGTACTCGCGCCCGCTTTGCCATAGATCGACTCTACAACATCCCATTCATAGTCAGGCTGTAATTTTCTTACCTTAACGAATGCTGCCGCTGTCAAATCGGTTTCGGACAGTTCAGAATTCTCTTTCCTTATTTCGTTCTTGAAGTGGTTTATAACGCCAATGGCTTCCACAAGATGCTCCTTCATCCCGTCTGGAGTCCCATTTATCCAAGAACCATCCTGCTTAAGTATCTTTATCTCCATAAGTTTTGGATTCTGGACATTAATGGCGACAAGACGCTCCCCCATTATTGGGGTTCGTACCTGCGTGGCCTTATTTACATCCCAGCCGATCTGCACACTCAGAGTCTGGAACACCCACTTGCCCGCGAAGGATTCTCTTTCCTCTTTTCCCACCAATGTAGCGGTCTGCGCCTTCTTGTAAGCAACCTCAGCGGCGGTGACGTCTCTTATTAATGTTTCCTTCGTTTTGTTCCATTCGTGTATATCGTCGTTAAGTTGTTGTTTATCGGCTTCCAACTTCTCACGCGATTTTTGATCGGTCTCCTCTAGATTGATCCTTTTCTCTAGGAGTTTTATCTCTGATTTGCGAATGGCAATGTTCGCTTCAGCAATCTTTACGTTGCCCTTCTGGGTATTATCTAGTATTTTTAACTTTTCAATGTTGTGGGTATTCAGATAATTATGATTCCTTTTCGCTTCATTCACTGTATCCTGCGCTACCTTTAATGCCCCCGCATCCATTTTTCCTTTATGGTCGGCTATTTGCTTCGCGAGTTTCTGGGCTTCCTTCTTTAGACTGATGTCATCATTGTGCATATCCACAGTCGTAGTGATTCTTTTGTCTGCTAATTTATTCTTTTCAGCCTCATTTTCCCATTTCTTCTTTTCATCGGCGCTCAGAGTCTCGTGCTCTCGTTTGTTTTTTGCGGCCAGTGCGGCCTGCGTTTCACTACGGTACTTTTCCGTCGCACGCGCTGCCGTTTCAGTCGCTGTGAGCATGTTTTGATTGTGTAGGTTTGTCGCTTTATTTTGTTCGGTGGTTGCTTCCAGCGTGTCCTGACGATATTGAATATCGCCCTCCATTTTGTCGCGCTGTAAAGCCCTGTCGGCAGAAGCGTTTACAGTTGTCATAAGGTCTGTACGAGAAAGCCGTTGCTGCTTGGCCTCTTCTGCCTGACGCTCAATCATTGCAGTCGTATTCTGATTGGTGTAAGTAGCGTAATTTTGCCCAATACCTATCAAGCCTTTTCCGGCTTCTATCCACCCGTCACGACTACCCATTAATCAAATCCTCATTTGGAATCGGTCCCATCGGCGGGCCTTGCGGTCCCGGCGGCGGGCCTTGCGGTCCCGGCGGACCTTGTGGTCCCATCGGTGGGCCTTGCGGTCCCGGCGGGCCTTGCGGGGGCATTCCCGGCGGACCCATTCCCGGTGGACCCTGCATTCCCGGCGGTCCTTCCGGCGGCATTGATGGACCCATAGACTGACCGTCTTGTGGAACCATATGAGACAAATCTTCTGGACTTACACCCTCGGTCCCTTCGCCCTGCGGGTCAATGTAATCGTCATAATGTCCATCTAAGACGGTCTCTATAAATTGAGAGACCCTGTCTTGCGGCAACTTGCCCTCATTAGAGAAAGTCTTACCGAGTTCACCAGCCACCATCGTTAAAGTAATGTTCTGGTTCCTGTCAAGTTCTTCCTCAGAACTGGGCATATATATCCCAGTCTGCACAACCATGTCATACGCCTCCGAAACAACTTCAGCAGAGGCGTCCATAATGTGATCGAATGGGACCTGACCGCCACTCGATGTCGTTGCATTCAATCCGGGAATAATTAGATCAAGCGAAATCATCGCGAGGTCTTCTACGATATTGTCGCTGGCCTGAAGCACTTCCATGTAGTCGTCAAAGCGCGGCCCATACATAGCCTTCTTGGCTTTAGCGACAAGAGTGACAGCAGTTTCATTGCTCGTCACCTCATCCATTCGAAGAGCATCACTCTCCATATTAATAAGCCCGTCTGGCGGCGCTCCGCCCCCCATAGGCATCCCGCCTTCTGAAGGCATTCCCGGTGGTCCTTGCATTCCCGGCGGCCCCATTGGTGGTCCTTGCATTCCCGGCGGCCCCATTGGTGGGCCTTGCGGGGGCATTCCCGGCGGCCCCATTGGTGGTCCCATTGGCGGGCCCATTGGGCTTCCTTGCGGAGGAACTTCAGAGGGCGCTCCTTGGCCCCCCATTAGCATTTCTGGCGGCAACTGATCAGGAGACATCAGTTAAAAGCCCCCCACTATATTTTGCATTATCTTCATCTGCGTAATATTCCTTTGCCAACTCTGGGTACTGGAACTTAGTGGGGTCAACAACATCAGGCTCACTGCCAGTTGGCTTCCAATTCATGCGTTTTTTATCCTTCTTCTCTGCATAAGTGTCTTGGCTCGCTCCATACGCTTGCAGCGCAACCCCAGCACCCTGCATCATTAGCCCATACATATTTCGCTCATGCTGCTTCCCATACATCGCCATCATCTCTGTGTGGCGAAATGCTGCTGCTGTTTGGCCCTCCTTGTACTGAGCCATAGCCAACTTGCTCGCAAAGTGCGGGTCGTCGACGTTGAGGATGCCATCGGTCGCTTTACCCGCGTTTAGGGTGGCGTTGGCCTTGGGGGTCATGCTCGGAATGAAATTATCGGACCGCACGCCCGGACCACCCATCACGTTGGGGGCGGCTCCTCCATAGTTGGCGCCCGGAGGCCCGAACTGCCCCGGACCCGAGATCGTGTTTGTAGCAAGCGAAGACCCCGACATCATGCCGCCACCCGGACCCCCGGAGAAGTCCGCTAACCTCTGGTCGCTGGTCCCAAGCGGGGGTACGGACAGTTTATCTGCCTGACTACCCAACCCTTTGGCAACAGATTCAGACGCTCCACTCATGGCACCCTCTGTTGTAGCCCCGGAAACCTTAGCGGTATCGAAAACACTACCGGCATTCGTTCCTAACTTTACGGCCAATTCAACATTGTGTACGGCGGATAGGCTCTGAACAGCACTCGTGCCAGCCACAGCCTGGGCTGCGACAGACGCGCCACCCTGCATTGCGCCATAAGAGGCTTCAGCATAAGCGGCGGCTGACGATGCCGCGTTTCCATTTGCCAAGCCGCCCATGAAAGACTGCCATACGCCAGCAGACTTAGTAAATGACCCCGCGACTGATGCAGACTGGGCCGCACTTGCGCCACCAGCCATCGACATCATATAGGCGCCGCCGAAATACACGCCAGCAGCAATAATTAAAACGGGGGCAAGTTTCTTAACTAACTTACCTATACCCTTAAACGCTTTTTTAATTGACTTGAATATTCCGCTCATGCTTTTAACCTGAATAAACCGCCAAGGTTTTCAAACCCGACAGCCTGATATAGTCTTTCAACTCGTTCTACCTCACCTAGTTCTGATGTGACGCCAAGGGTTACATCCTTAATAATGGGGCGATCTGCAACCCACCTCTTGAACCTCCTCAAGAGGAACCCAGCACTACCCTTTCCTCTTACGTTAGAGCATAAGAAAAGATTGGTAGCGTAATGTCTTTTTGTAAACCACAACTCGGTACTCACAACTCCTAACGTGGCGCATATCTCGCCATCCTTCTCAACAATCCAAATATGATGCATCTTAGAAGACAGCATTGATATTAAATTATCAGAGGCCACCCGATTATCAATTTTTATATCTCTATACCCCCCGTTATCGTGGAAAGGGGTTAGAAAATCAACAAGAGGCTTAACGTCTTTTAGAGTCGCGTCCCTAATCATCAGCACATAGACTTCTGGTGGTCACGAACCTTCGCAGCATTTATGATCTGGAGGCGATAATCTTCTGGAGACATCGAAGACCTCTGGCTATCAATCGACGCGACATTGGCGGCCCACCTATCCATAGCATTCTGGACGCAGGTGGCGTTAGCGCCAGAATTCGCTATTTCTTCTTGAGTGTAGGCGTTATGCTTATCCCGCCAAATAGTCAATTCTCGATCATGTTCGCCCTGCTCACCCTGCCACTTTCTTTGAACCTCACTCTCATTTTTAACATGGGCTTGCTGGAGGCCTTGATTATAGGTGTTCGCCATATGCCCAAACTCGGTCAATTTAAACTGACTCTTTGTAAGAAAGTCTTGCATCAAAAACTCATTAACCGTTTTCTGGTTCGTTAAAGCCTGTGTGCTTAACGTGGCCGCATCCTGCTGGGCAATTGGAAGTATGCTTTTAATGGCCGCGTCAACTCCCACCGTAGAAGCGATGCTAGTATTAAGCATCCCAGATTCATTAGCCCACTGTTTGGCCTGTGTTATGGCCTGCTGAGTGTATGGACTGGTCTGCTTCATCATTTGAGTCATGCGCCACTCAACCAACTCCTGCGGCTTCACGGTTTGTTGTGCTGGTGCAGTAATCTTTGGCGGCGCAGTAAGTTTCGGCATACCCGCAACTGCGTTCTGCGCGTACATGACTTCGTTTACAGGGTCCTGTCCTTGGGAAGTGGTATAGGTCGGCGCTTCTGGGGGTGTCGATACTGGGGTGGTGGCTGTTGTTGTTGTTGTGGCCGTCCCAGTAGCAACAGAATCTCCTTTAGTGAGGCTTCTTTTGTCATTCTTGGACCCATACTTGGTCCAATGAAGCCTCCCAAATTCCTCTTTGGTAGTCGCCCCCATCGGATTCCAAAATCTATACTCTGCTGACGACGTATCTTCGATTTTTGTCCAAGTGGACGCAAGGTCTGAATAAGCGTCAACATAGGAGGTGTAACTCATGGATCAACTCCCAGACGTGTCATGCTTCAAAGAGGCTACCGTCGGCAAACTGTTTACCAACTTACCAAAAGATGACATCTTATTGCCGCTGACTTTATTTATTTTGCGGTAACGGTCCCAAATATCCATACGTCTGAGTTCTTTGGTCTTGCCAACCATGTATTTGCCAGTGATTTTGTCGTAATCCCACGCCAACTTTGTCATTCCTGGTGGAACGCCTTCAGGATATACGCCGCCCGCTGCAAGGCTTAAATCTTTACCCTTGCTCGCTTTCTGTATTGTTGAAGGGCCGGTTTTCTGAACATCAGGCTGGGTAGATATCGCCTCTGGCTGTTCGGAAGCGGTAACCGTTGCGCCGGTCTTCTTAGCCTCTTTTGTTGACTCATAAATCTTCTTGAGCGTAGGTTTCTTATCATCTAGGGCAACTGCTTGACCCCCAGACCCAGGCGTTTGTTGGGTTTGTTCTTCAATTGTTTTAGTTGCCATGTTTGCTCTCGTTCATTCTCTGTTCTACTCGGTTTATGGATTCCAAAATCCTATCTACAGCCTGATCAAAATCATACTTGCTTACATAAGTTGTCTGAACTTTAGTTATTCTGTCATGCAGTTGTTTGTCTTCAGCCACAAGCCGATCGAAGAGTGTAAAAACCCTTCGAAGGACAAACGAAGCGACAATACATAGCGAGGCGAATCCCGCGTCTACTAAAATTCCAGGTTCCATCTATGTCCCCACTTGTCCTGCTTTCGTTTCTGGAAATTCCGGGTCAGGGTTTACTAAAAACGCGCCCCCCGGAATCGTTGAGCGGCCTGACCACAAAACACAGGTCAAAGAAACGCCTTGTATTTGCCGATCTATCACGATTGTAGAAGTAGTTGCATCCGCGTTAGAGAATATTACTGATCTTGTATTTACATTTAGACGCATCAGTGCGACAGGGGCTTCCGAATAATATTCAGCAAGAATCTCAGCCATCTTTTCCATCCCCTCAACGCAATGAAGGAGCATAGGCGCCGTAAAACTTCGGAATGGAGGCGGCGTGGTGCGGTCACCTTCAGCGAAAACGCCCAAAGAAAAAACCGTCAACAAAACGGCTAGTGTGGTTCTATTCATCATTCATTTTTTCACCCCAAAGGAATGGGGGGGGTTCCCCCCCCTATCCGACTT